CTTCTTTATTTATCGAAAAAGCAAACAAAACCCATATGGGCAAATATGATTACTCAAAAACTAACTATATCAATTCAACAACTAAAGTTACAATTACCTGTCCAATACACGGAGATTTTAATCAATTACCTAACAATCATCTAAGAAATATAGGTTGTCCGAGTTGTAACGAATCTATTGGAGAACGATTAATTGACAATGTTCTTAAAATTTTAGACATACAATATATTAGACAATTTCGCATACCAGAATGTAAACATATTCTTCCATTACCATTTGATTTCGCTATCTTTAAAGATAAAAAAATGATCGGGTTAATCGAATATCAAGGGGAACAACATTTTTTTCCACTCCGATGGTATAATAATACTCAAGAACAAGCTAGTAATGATTTTTTGTTGCAGAAAAAAAGAGATGGTGTAAAAATACAGTATTGTGAGGTCAATAATATTCCACTTCTTGTGGTAAACTATAAAGATAAAAATAATACAGAAAAATTGTTAAAAAATTTATTGCGGTTGTTCATTCAAAGTTGAATATAATATTTTTATTTGGAATAAGACTTTCTCCACAATTACGACAAGTTTTACGATTTACAAAATTTACTGTTTCACACGCTTTGCAAGTTATAGGAGATGGCCTATCGTCGGTATATGGAAATCCTTCCTTAACTTCTTTCTTTATTGGATCATCAGATTTATCCTCAAAATGATCATTATATGCATCTCGACATTTTTTGCTGCAAAACTTAGATAACCTACTAAGAGGATAAACTTCTTGACACCATTTACATTCTTGCTCAGATTCAACCAAGATTGTTTCGGCTTCGGATATGATATTAGATAACTCTCTTAAAGTATGCATGATTATTTCTTCTTAAATGATTCTTTTTCTTTCTTCCAGCAAGCTGAGCATAATGCACGTTCCTTGCTATCAAGACCTTTTAATTCTGCCTTACAAGATTTACAGTTCTTATTTTTATCAGCGGCTTTTCCTTCTTGAATTGCTCCAGCTTTAGTCCATGGTCCGGGAGTAAATTTATTTTCTTTTAGTTTCTTATCAATGGGAACTTCTTTTTTAAGATTTATAGTATTGCTCTGACACTTCTTACTACAATAGTTCTTTCCATCAACACACTTCTTATCACATCCTTTTCCATTACATTTACGGTTTGTTCTACTTTCTCCAAGAGTGTCTGGTGGAATTGGTGCAATCTGTGGGCTAGACAAAAAATTAGTAGGTGTGTCTTCGTCATCTGGAACTAAACCATTGTCTATTAAATATTTTGAAAAATGTTCGGTGACAAATTCATCAGGATCACCTGTTCGTGCCTTGGCAGTTCCATATGGCATATCAGATACATAATATTCATATAAAGCGTATTGAAATTCTTTACTTGTAGAAGGTAAATAAAAACCATCTTCAATAAATTTATCAACATCTGAGGCATATTTATTAAGAATAGCTTCCATCTTAGGATGAGCACTTTCTTTAAGAGTTTTAGCTTCCTTAATCTTACCCCATTTATTTTTCTGCTTGGAACGAATAGCAAACTCTACTTGTTTTTCGCGTTTCTTTAGAGCATCAGATTTCTTTGGATTATTCTTCAATTTAGAAAGTTCACCCTTTAAATCAGCAAGAGACCAATCATCCCATTTACCTTTTTCATCTTTGGGTGTGTGCATTTTTTCATCCCATTTTTCGGATATAACCATATCACGATAATTAGACATTGTTTCAGTTAAGGTTTTCATTATGATAACTCCTTATTTCTATTTATTTCTTTTATTAAATTAGTTCCAATTCAATTCTTTTTGTCCAATAAACACAAGAATTGATTCAAGTTCTTCTTTTGTAATTTTATTTTTTGGACACATTTCTTGAACTTTACGTAGAATTAAATTCCAACCATTGCTAAATTGAAAAACTTTATTCGCTAATCTACCTGATGTTTGTTTACGGTGTTTAATTAAAAATTCTTCAAATGCTTTATAACTTATTGTTTCTCCATCTGGAATTCTTTCAGAACACGCAAAAAGACCATCAATTGCTTGTTTTTTACCATACATTAAATCTTGAGAGTATTCTTGTTCTTGTGGAGTATAATATTCTTTTAAATCTTTGCACGAGCAACCATTTATTCCCTTGCATTTGGCACAAACTCGGCCATATGCTTCTCCGCATTCTTCACAATGTCCATCTTCTCCAATGAAACCACCATCATATGGACATCTTACTTCTGTATATTTTTCAACATATGATTCAGTAAGAATATTTCGATAGTTAGTTAGTTCTTCGAGAATAGTTGGCATTTTATTTTCCTTATCTCTTTAAATCTTTAATAAAACGAGTAATCTCTTCAGCCAAATATTTCTGAACTCTTGGGTTTGAATTAACTTCTTCTGCTAATTCCAATGTTTTATATCCATGATTACGATTTAATAAACCTTCATATACTGGAATTGGAAAAGCATTTGGTGCCGATGGTTGTGCAACACAATCTACTGTAATAATCTCAAAATCAGAAACCGTTCCTGTGCTCTCATTAACATTACCACTACCACGGCTACTTACACCAAGTTTAACACCACTTTCAAGAATTGAACGAATAATATTACCCATGGGTGTAGGAAGAACTTTTAATTTTCCTAAACCATTAGCTCCCTCCATCCACATACTAGTAATGACATGCGATACTCTATCCAAACTAATTTTTAAATCATCTGGATGATCGAGTTGTCCAAAAACTGGAATATTCCCCTCAATTAATTTATTTAAAGAATCAACAGCCGATTTAATTTCACTAACAGGGTAAATGCGCTGATTATGGTTACGAACATCACCCTGAATAAAAATACCCTTCATATAAAGGTCTTTTTGTTTCTTTCCAGTGGCATCTATGGACTCATCAATTTCAATTGTCATAGTAGATGGATTTTGATATTCAAATAGAGATTGTTTATTCATAGTTTTACCTCATAATATTGTCAATAGTATTTATACAGAAACAAAAATTCGGTTGGTATTATCCAACCGAACCTTTAATATAATTAAATTTCAAAACTATTGTTTCCAAATCCATGTTTGTTGTCCACAATCCCATATTCTATCTAAATGCAAAATTTCTTTTGTAATTTGATTTTCTGTCATTTGGTTTAATAGATTTTCGGTTATATTATTTAATGATATTGCTTTTTTAATACATTTCTTTTTGGTAAATAAAGATCGATGCCATCTATTTTTATAATTTGTATAATAATATTGAATTTTTGTAATATGATTCAAATGAAATAATAATTTTTTATATGTTTCTCCAGTAAACCAGCGCAAATCACAATAAGAAACCACCGATTCTGGATTATATTTTCTAAGAAAATATGTCCATAATTTTCCCACACCACCGATGATTTGATATCCTATTTTATTACAACACCGCACATTTTCCCATTGAATATTTTTATTATATCTCGGTTTTCTAAAGGTTAAAAGCTGAATTAAATTATTTTCATAAAACATACCAAGATTAATGGTGGCAGAGGCATATCCTTGAAGGTGATTATTTTCTAAAAACTCACGTGAATCTTTATTAGTAAGTTCTTTAATTTGACATTTTCTTGCAGCCACATGGATCATCTTAATATTTAAAATACGAGATAAAACATCCAAACAAACTTCTCGTTTATTTCGCCATTCGTCTTCAAATATATGAATTAACCGAATACCTAATTTATTACATCTTTGCATTTTATCAAAATGATAATTTTTATTTTTACATTCAATCTCACTATGCCAATATAAACCATTAAATTCTATAGCTACTTTTTGATTTGGTAAATAAAAATCTAACTCCAATGGAGAAATAATTTTTTTTGAATTTTGAATAAATTCAATATTATGACTTAAAAGCCAAGTAGCTATTTCGCTTTCATAAGATGACGAAGAGGCACTAATAATATTTAAACCAAAATTTAGATGTTTTACATATATATTTGATTCGCTGGTTTCTAATAATAAAGCCATATTTTTTACACCATGTTGTTCGAGAAAACTTTTAAATTTTTCAATATCAAATAATATCTCTTTTGCTAATTTAGAATAATGTCTTTGATTAATATATGCAAATCCATATCTTTCAAGATTAGTTTGTTTTGTTTTTTCTTTAACTTCATTTATTTTTTGAGGATTATCCACACCATATCTTTCAAGATTAGTGTTTTTTACTCTTTCCCTAAAAGCAATAGTTGAAGACGGATGGTTAAATCCATATTTTTCTAAATTTGATAATTTTCTTTTTCTTTGGATATTACTATTTTGTGAAACATTTTCAAATCCATATCTTTCAACATTAGTATTTTTTATTTTTTCTTTAACATCTTTATTTTGAAATGTAAATTCTGTTCCATATCTTTCAAGATTTGTTTTCCTTCCTTTTTCTTGAACTTCAAAGTTAGACATTGGATCAACAACACCATATCTTTCAAGATTGGTTTGTTTTGTTTTTTCTTTAATTATAATAGCATTTATAGAACACGAGCGCGTTCCACAAAACGCAAGCCCGTTATTAAAACGATTACATTTTCTTAACTTACCCGACCCACATGGACAAACAAGCAAAATGTTATGATAAGCAGTATAAACCATTGTTAATTTATTTGGACTAGCAGGATCACAATTATTTTCAACCCATTTTTTTAAGTCAGTATTAGAAAAAATCATTTTTATGGCGTGTTTGGGCTGTTTTAAATATAATTCTGTTATCTTTTCTTGATATTTATTCAATGATACCTCTTTATAGTTACCACAATATATGTTTATTATAACACAAAAGCTAGGCTAGCCTAGCTTTTGATTTAATATAATTTAAGTTTTTAATTTTATGCTTCTACTGACTTCTTATTTACAGAAGGTTCTTCTTTTGTAGTTACTGGTTTTGGTGTTGGTTTCAAAGTAACTGTTTTACGACCGGGGCGATTTACAACTTCTGCATCACCAATCATTTCAGTTGACTTTGGAACTGGGCGTCCTTCGGAAGTTCCGCCTTTGTTCAAGTTCTTTGCGGAAATACCGGGAACGATACTTGGCTTTGCTGAAACTGGGCTTTTCTTTTGGACAAAACCTTCTTCGGAAGAGTTAGCAAGTCCTTGAGTTACCTTGAGAACATACTCACGAATAATGCTTTCATCTACTGGTGCTTCCTTTTCTTCTTCGTCATCGTCATCTTCGGTGTCATCCTCTACTTCATCAACAGATTCATCACCTTCAACTTCGTCTTCAACATGTTCTTCTTCGCCTTCTTCGTCGTCAACAGCAGATTCAAGACCTTCTAGTCCTTCTTCCTCATCATCAAGACCTTCTAACTCTTCTTCGCCTTCACCTTCTTCGGAGTGAAGAAGTTCTTCAAATTCTGCTTTAAGAGCATCAAACTCTTGTTCTAGATCAGCAACACGGTCATCGATTTCTGGATTAAGTTCACCAGTTTCATCGCCCATATCACCAAGGCCATCACTATCGGTGTCATCAAATACGTCGGTTTCTAAATCATCAGATTCATCACCACCAAATTCATCAAAATGTTGGTCAGATGCAGAATGATCTGCTTCTACATCATCAAATGCGCGTTCGGTATTATCCATATCTAACGCTTCATAAATTTTACGACTCTTGTCAATTACGATTTGATGAAATAAAGAACGTGCTCTCTTTTCGTCATTGGCAACAACGTATTCAATTAACTTCTCAAATTTTGTTTGCATTTTATAATCTCCTTGGTTTCACTTCTATAGCTATTTACTTATTTTATAATATTATGCTTGTTTAGCCACAAATTCTTTTAAAAATGTATTGAGTTGTGTTACTTCTTCATAGGAAACTATCAGTAATGGAATATTATGTGTTTTACAATAATCAATTTTAATTTGATCCTTGTGATATGTCTTTGTTTCATTCAGTATTATTTTAGAATGAGATTCTCCATTGTATTCTATTAAACCAACAAGTTTTTGATCATCAAATATAGCAAAATCAAAAAGCAAAGATTTTTCATTTTTATAACCAAAAACAGTAAAGTGACTATCAAACTTTATTTTATTTTTCACTAACCAACTTCGTATTAATCGTTCTCCTTTAGCTTCTTTACATTTTGGACAACCTTGTGCCGAAGATAGATGATTGTTTGGTTTTTGTTCAAACACTCCATGAATAGGACAAACAATTTTTATTTTAGTAGCACTGTTTATATAATTAGACTGTGAGTAATCATATTTATTTTGATGAATGTATTTTGCTTTTTCTATGAAACCAAAAGTGTCTAATTTTTTATTGTTAGTGCATTGAGAGCATCGTTGACCGTGTAAATGATTATTTGGTTTTTGTAAGAATTGGCCATGTAATGAACATATTATAATTCCTTTAGTGTAGTTATTAATATAGACAAATTTACTATAGTCATATATGTTATTAAAAACAATATTGGCTCTGTTTACAAATTCATCATATGTAAGTTTTTTTCTCATCTAACTTTATTTTTTAAAATATGCTGTCCATATATTTTTAGAATTTTCACAATATGAACACAGTTTTCTATAATTAATAGCCACAAAAATACTTCTTGTTATTGGATTCAAAACTCTACCAATAGCATCTTCAATTGAATCTATATTTGTAGGATCAGCGTGTGAAAAAACATCACACCAATTTACTTCTTTAGATGCAACCAGTGGAATTCTTTCATTTACACTATCTGCCGCTACAATACAAAATGTTTCCGAAAAAGAAACACACATAGATACATCCATTTGACGAACAATTAATAAAAATTCATCATGTGGCATCCATGGATGAGTTATCAATTTATATCTATCTCCATCAAATAATGCTAAAATATTTTTGAAATTATTATTACCGCCTTGTTCTGTTCTAGTGCTATTCATATGAAAATTTAATGAACGATTATGTTTTTTAGCATATTTAATCGCGGCCATTGCCTGAACTAATTGATTCTTTAAAGGACGAATTGCTCCAAAACAAGCAATATTTAATGGTGCGTGTTTATCATCATCATATTTTGTATCTGGTTTTTCTTGAATAGGATAATAATTTGGAAGTAAAATAATCTTCTGTTCTATCTTATATTGATTCCAATTTTCATAATAAGAAGCAATCAGATGTCTTAAATCTCGTGTGGCAATAATAGAGTTACAAGCAACTATAACACTTTCATATGCCATATATTTTATAATCCAATCAATGGCAACTCCCTCCATAGCTAAAAATGGAATCTCAGAATGTATTCTAACAATCCATTTTACCTTTGGATGTAATTTAGAAAGGATTACAAATTTTTCTGGAACTACCCACAAACCTTCAATAATAACATGTGTTGGTTTATATTCATGGACTACTCTATCTATTTCATTATTATCTATTACTTCAACCAGTTTACAAAATATTCCTGAACTGGAAAGCATCTGTTCAACAAAAAAAGCACTGTTAAATAATCCACTTGTTAATCTAGGAAGACCATCGATTGTATTTGATGCTTGCCCAAGACAATCATAATCCCCATACAAATCTCGACGTTTTAATATGAATAGTATTTTTGTATTACATAGAGCCATTGGATTTTCCTACGTATATATACGTTGTATTACATGGGTTCGGCTGGAGGTATTCCATACTGCTTTCGTATATTTTCCAGACTATGTTTTTTCTCAAAATTTCTTACATCTCTAATTAGACGCATTCTATTTATTTGTCCAAGAGTCAATTTTGTTTTACGAAGATCATTTAATTTTGGAACCTCATTATCTTCGGATGGGTCCATGTATTCGTTCTCTAATGTATCTTCATCTTGAAACATTTCAGTAATGATCATAATTATTCACCAACTGTATTTATGATTTTATTTTAAAATTCTGGTTGTGGGCCACCAGTAGGTGCTGCTCCACCTTCACCACCCGTTGGAGATTCTCCTTCGTTAGCACCGGGAGATTCCGGTCCTTCTGGACCCTCCATGGTTCCTTCTGGATTTTCATTTGAATTAAACATATCCATATCTGATTGAATTCCACCCGGTGTTATACCTAAATTACGAGAAGATGGTGGTTCTCCATCTGCTCCAGCCGTTTCTTCTTTTTCTTCACGCCATAATTTTTGATTTTCCACAATTTCATCTTGTGTAAGACCAAGGAATCTTTCCATTAACCAGCGTTTGCTAAAATATGGATATCCTTCAAGTTGAGAAAATGTTCCAATTTTAGTAGAATCTAATTCTGCTTGACGATAATGAGCAAAGTTTTGTGGAGGTTTAAACATAAGTTTAAACATACTAGAATCAATATTAACTCCACACCATTTTAAATATGCTTTAAATTCTAAATCCAATGGCGCACAAATCAATCGTTGCAATCTTTGACAATATTGATTAAATCTATATTCTTGAATTAATGCTGTTCCTACTCTTCCATCGTTCATAGTTGCGGCACTTTCTTCTGGACCAGTTGGTAAATAACTACTTGGAATTCTTAAAGCTCTTGCCATTTTGTTATTAAAATATAACAAGTCATTGATTTGGTCCAAATTTTGACCACCAGCCAATTGCGTTACTTCTGATCCTTTGCCCGATGCAGTTCTTGGAAAGAAAAAATCAGCATTGGGTGCAAGTCCTTGATATGAACTATCCTGAAAATGTTGACCTTCTCCCATTGATGGTATTCTTCGTTGGTGAATTTCATTTTTTACTTTTTCAATAAATGCCATTGCTAAATGGCTTGGCATTTCTCCAACATCAATATTAAAAACTCTTCTTTCTGGCGCTCTTTGAATTCTATAAATTACAATACTATCTTCCAACAATTCTTTTTGTTTATAAACTTTAAATACCATTTCCAAAATACTTGTTCCAAACGGCCAGTTTGGATCAAGACCTTCGGTTAATGAAAGATGCAATACATGTTGTGCTTCGATAGCATGTTCATTTTGTCCATGAGTAAACCTACTACTTCCACTCATTGGCGAAACTGGCATATTATTACCAGCAGCCGATCCAAATCCGGGGCCGCTTGGTATTACATTATATAAATTTTGAGACGTAACTTGTGTAACAGTTAGATTTTGAAAATTTGGATTAATATTTCGAATGATATATTGTTCTGGTTTTTTACCTTTGCTTTCATTTACAATTACTTTAATAACATTATCCATTTCAACATAAAAAAGTTTAAACGTTTCTGGATCGCGCAAAAAAACTTGGTCGCCATATTTCAATACATTACGAAACATTCTAAATGCTCGTTTATCAAATTCGCTGAGATGATACCATTTATCTAAACGTTCCTTAATAATCTTTGATTCTGTTTCTGTTGGTGGTTCTTTATAATGAATATCAAAACATAGTTGATCATCTGGACCACTTTGTGTGCTAAATTCTGCAAGAATATCCAATGCAGCATTAATTTCTGAATCTCCATCCATACTTTCCATTTGTTGATATCTTTCTATTCTATTTGGACAACCCATGTACGATTCTTGAAGTAAATTAGGATAATTCAAAACGCCTTGCCCTGAATCGCTACCAAGGGAATGACCACCCCTACGAGATAAGGGACTCATTGTTCCTGATTTATTTGAAGATCGGAAGTATTTTTTCCAACTCACTATGCAACTCCAATTTTATTAATCTATTTCGTATATTATTTATCTTTAATTATTGTGTAACAGCTAATTGTTTCTTGTTAATATTTAAAGAACCAGCCGTATTTTCATGAATTCCTCTTAGCCAATGATTTTGTTCCAACATTGATGAATTCAATGCATCTAATTTATCAGTCATTGTATCTACCGGTAAAGGATTACTTGTATTTTGTGTTGAAACATTTTCTGGAT